GTTTTTAATCCCTGTGGCTCTTTAGACCCCAAAGAATAAATGTACTCATGTTCAAGTTTAGCACCATAGTCAAGACTTTCAACCACGCTTAATGGCGAAGTAGCTTTTGCTCCGGCAGGCGTACTGGCAGATATTGAGATGTTGTAATCCGCTGCGGTGTATATAATTGAATTTTTCGTTGCCATATCTTTTTATTTATACGAATTTAACTTCACCTGTTACACTACCTGTAATCGGATTACCATTTATATTAAGCACATAAACCCAGTTAATAGATGTTACTCCATTTCTTGTTCCGGTCAATGTTAAACTACCGCCAGAAATATCATTAGAAACAATCAAAGGATTGATATAATCTCTAAAGAAATCCGATTGTAATGCGCTCGTAAATGTTAAAGCAGCTCCACCAGTTGCGGGATCAATAGGAATTGACTTGCCCATCAACTGCGTTAAGAAACTCAAAACGTCAGCACTTAACCTGTTGGCTACTCTGTTAAATTCCTGAGTAGATAAGGGTTTTGTTGCTAAGTCGCAAGTTGCAGCATCGTTCCAATACAAACCACCCTGGCCGAACCAACGTCTTAGGAACATATACTGTTTGCCTCCGTAAGAGTTAATGTCAGAATTGAATAAGGTATTTACATTGGTAGCGTAATTTCTTATCACAATACCACCATAACAAGTAGTGGTTGATCCCCCGCTTGTAAATGATTGTCCTGTGGCATAAGAAACACCATCACAAACTACAGGGCCAGCTACAACGTAATAAGTAGTAGAAGCTGTAATAGTAGCGGTATTAGTAGATACGGTATCAACTACTGTAGTAGATGTTCCTGTAAAAGTAAGATTCCCTGCTACACAAGTAAATATGTTGCCTAAACGATAAACAGTACTCATATAAGTTATAGGGCCTTTTACAACCATATAATTATGAGCCGCTGTCATATTTGCTCCTACAGCTATTGTAGTCCCAGCTAAAGGAGAAGCTGGCATAGTTCCCTGCGTTAAGAAAGCCTGACTTAAAGTTACTGGGCCATCTTCTACAGCACCAAATCCATGCCCTACGGTTATTCTTGCAAAGCGGCCTAAAGCAGCCCCAACACTTGAAACACCATTAGGTTTTGAACCTGTAATACAGAGTGAAACAGAAGGCGAACTTAGACTGGCCACGCTTCTTATCGAAGAGCTTGTAGCTGACGATGACATATTCTTACCATCTATAATGGCCGAGAACTGAATCCCTTCTGCAAATAAAGCGGCTTGTGCAGCTTGTAAAATAGGAATAGAATCGGTAACATCACTTGGGAAGTCGGCTGCACTCTGTTGAGTAGCAGGAGGCATATAACAAACGCCCAGCATCCTAACCCGCATGTTAATATCATCATCTACCGTACCTCTTACGAGGTTTTTGAAGGGGCTTCCGGCCAAATAGGTAGCGAAAGCATTAGAGCTTGAAGTTACAACAAGCCACAGATACGCTCCGTCATTGTTGCCTCCATCATAGAACTCATTAATTTGCTGAAATACTGCGGCACTATTCACGTAATCGTAGTCCTTTGTAATTCCTAATCCATCGGTGAAGTCTAATAGTTTAGAACCTAAATACGCTGTATCTACGAGTAAAGGAGTAGTCCCGGCAGTAGTAGCAACACCATGACAAACCAACATGCAAACACCATCATAAGATGCGGGTGTCCCTGTCGGAGTGTTTACAACTGTTGTACTTATTGTATGAATCATTTCTTTTTCGTTATTTTACCGAAACAGTATTTGAAAGAGTGTCCCTATTTTGAGGTTTCAAGTTTTCTTGCATTTCGTTAGATTCATTTGCATAGAAATCTTCTATAATAGCTTCTACCGATACTGGCCTGTTAGCCTTAGTATATGTAGCCCGATAACTTGCTCTTGAAACTAATTCTTGCTTGTTGATAGAGGGTGCTCCTGAGTTAAATTCTTTGTGATGGTCTGAACCTTCTTCCATTGTTTTACCAGCTTCGCCAAACTTTTGGCCTAGCTTCCCAGTAAATAAACAACCGTCACCATGAATAATAACTTTATCGTTCCCTGCATTCAAAAGAGCGTTTATGCGCTCGATATGAATATCTTTCACATTAAAGAATGTGTCAACTTTTGCCTTTTTAATAGGTCTTCCTTCCTGTGGAATTTCTTCCGATACTGTTTTAGGTTTTGGCATGATTATTATTAATTATGTTTAACTGCTCCCTGTACGAAAGAGACCTTTACAGCCCCAACCGTATTAATGGGTACTTTTACAATGTATGCTCTCAAATGATTCCAAGCTACTGCAGATGCAATAGTATGTTGAGTGAAGGTAATTGTCGTGTCTGTACCCCCTCCGTAATATATAACAGATGTAATATTCGACCATGAATCACTTTCAAATTTTCTACCTTGTAAAGAAACGGTGCAAAGTCCTCGACCTCTTATCTCTGTCAGTTTTACCTGAACATCATAAAGAAGGTCATAGGCTTTGTTAATAAACCATTTGTATTCCAAAGTATCCTGGGTAACACCGCATGAATCTTTCGCTACACCCGGATATTTGAAGAAAATATCTTCGCGGCCAAGCGTTGCTGACAGACTCCTATCTTGGGCAAATCCCGAAACAAATAAGAGTGTAAATGCAAATAAAATAAATATCTTTTTCATCTTTTTTTCTTTTTTAAAGTTTATAAAACCCCCGAACTAAATCGGGGGCTATTTTTTTATTAAGGAACTATTTGAGCACCGTAAGCGTAAATAGTCACGCCTTTGTAATCCGACCTTAATGCGCGGATACCTGTTCTCATATCCATCGAATGAACGAATCCGTAATTAGCTGGGTCTTGAACAAAGAATACGTCTATAATTCCAAGTCCTATACCTACCTGTGAAGGTACGATAGCTAAGTTAGCGGATTGAGTTGTCGATGGGATAACAGCTCCAGAGGCATTGGTATCAATTACTGTACCGCCTGATGGGTCGTAAGCCAATACGCGACTTCTTTCATACATCTTAGTACGTGAAATTTTCAATACATCAGCTCCATTGTCTTGAATCCAACGGGTTAAGTAGCTTTGTGTAGCCTTATCCTGTTTGATATAAGAATCAACGATTGAATCTCCGATCATAACTGCACTTTCAGAAGCTAAATCAAAGTTTAGATATTTGAACAATTGTTCGATCTTCATAATATCGTTAAAACCTGGTTTCAATAAACTACCTGCAAACGCTGAATTGAAATAGAAAGCATCAACACCGTTTCCCCCAGTTCCTACTGTAAAGTTTTTATCCTGAGTTGAATCAATTGGGCCACCTGTGTAAAGAATCCTACTATTAGCTAAAGCACCAGCACCCAAAGTATAAAGAAGGTCGTCATCAATAAGAGCGTCCATTTTCTTTAAGTTTTGAGCCATACCAGTTGAGTACATATCGTATCTCTTGGTGTGCATATCCATAGGAGTCCAACGAGTAGGTTGTAACCAATAAGGGGTAAGTTTCAAACCAACTGCGGTATCGCTATAAGTATAATGAGCAGCAGGGCTAGGGTTTGTTCCGCGATAAACAGCAGCGTTAGCAGCTATATTCGTCCAGATAACACCTAAGTTACGTCCTGCGTCAGCTACAGAGAAAACAGGTATATCGCTTTTCCAGCTCTGTTGTGGGAAAAGAGCGTAAAGGACAGTAGGCAACCATTCAACTGCATTGAGATCAAGTGAAGAGAAAGAACTATCTGTAGACAATGTAGTCCTACGAGAATCTTTTGCTCCAAGTTTCCAATCAATACCGTTTACATAACCACCGTTTAACCGGGCAGCTATTTCGCTAAATGTAATACCAACTTTATTGTTTTTGCGTTCTGTTTGTCCTAGAACTTCTCTGGTAGAGTTCATCTCTTGTTCGTTTACGCTAAGGTGAAAACGGGTGTTTTCAACAAATGGGCGTAATTTCGGGTCATCCATAATAGCACCAAGAACTACATTGTAGTCATTAATGCTTTTGGTAGCTTCAGGATTCAAAATACGGCTTACCATATTCTGTCCTTCGCCTTTATCTTGGCTTAATTTGGTAAAGGTAGCACCTTGTTTTACGTGTACCTGTGCAGTAGCAGGGGCGGCAGCCAGATTTACCCCAGCCATTTCTTCTGCTGT